AATAAAGGCCGTGCCCCATCATACCGACCTTATTTTACAACAACGGGCGGGGTCACTCCGCCTTGGGGGGTCTTTGATTTTCGCAATAATCTTGTCAGTACGTGGAATGTCAATAATTGGTCATTTGTGGGCCGTGGTTTTTACAATGTTGGGACATATAACAATTGGGTGGCCACGTTTCCAGCTCAACCCTTTGTTGTCGGCAATTGGGTCGGGAATCATTGGATTAAAGGAGCCACGGGTGTCTCAGCCAATGATGTCTTAACAGTAGGACCGGATACACAAACTTACATGGCCAATAACCTTGGTCCTGCCTCTCCGTCCATTCCCCTTGATGGGTTTTCTATCCAAGTCACACACAACGCTCGACGGTATGATGGGGACTCCCTCTCTCCATATTTCTTCCATCATGGGGCGTGGGATAATACGGGATTCGAGTCCTTGACGCCCTTTACCGCTCCAGCGATTGAGGAACAGGATGCGACGGAAATTCTTGCCTTATTGACGACTGAGGCGGGGGCGACGTTGCCAGCCAAAGATACGCAATGGACGGATATTATGAATGCCGTCATTGCCAATAACTCGACCTTCGGGGATAAAACCAATGCTCCGACGCTCGCCTCGGGGACGTACCCGACTCATTCCCAACCCGATGGCATTCCCGATACCTGGAAGACCGCCAATGGCTTGGATACCGGCACTGACTATACCGGCGTGAACGCCCCGAATGGCTATGATTGGGTTGAAAATTATATTAATGAAACCGCAGGCGATACCATCCCCCTCTTAACGGCGTCTATTAGCAGCATTGTCGATGCGCTCACGGCCACTGATACGGCCAGTGTGGTCATTGATGCGCCCATTAATAATGTCCCAGGATCCCATACAGTGGTAACGAACACCCAGACAGCCATCTCAGGCTTATCCGTGACGTGTGCACAAGGCAATCTGACTTCTGTGCGCTTGACGGTGTTACAAGGAACACTGGACGCCACCGCGCAAGGGGGGGCGACAATTACCTAATGTCTACCGATTTTAATATTACGCATCCTATTGATGGAGACGAGTCTGAGTACGATTCCGTCACCGAAACCGATGGCACCTTTACGGTTAATGCCGCAGGAGCTATCACGGGAAGTTATGGGGTGTCGGTGCAAGTGAATAGTGCGGCGTCAGGCACGGTACGTGGGGATGCAACGATCACGAATACGACAACGAAAAATTTCAGCTATCGGTTGGAATTTGACCCCAATGGGTTGACGATGACTGATGGGGATGAATTTCTTTTGCTTGTTTCACGAAATGGCAGCGCACAAAGCGTGGATGGGTTAGAGATTATTAAAAACGGGGCAAATTATGAAGTACTGGCTATTGTCTGGCGGGATGATGGGGTTCGGGCGCCATTAACTGCACAAGTCTTTAGTGACGCTCCGCATACGTTTGAAATATTGCGACAATATGCCACCGACTCCACATCAAATGATGGGTACCTTGAGCTCTGGATTGATAACATCTCAGTGGATTCACGTTCAGATATTGATATTGATGGGCGAGGGAAACCCGTTGAAGTGCAAGTTGGGCTGACTGCGGGACGGGACAGTGGCACCAGTGGGACCTTTTATTTTGATAGTCTTAAAGGCGATGATGCCGGGGGCTATATTGGTCTGACCATTACCGGCCATGAGCCGATGACATCTGACAGTGTGACGATCACGGAGAGCGTAACCGTCTTTCTCCCAACTCTGACTATTGTGTGTACAGAGGCGGTGACCATTGGCGAGAGTGTATTGACATCAGCTGGTTCAGGGACAGGCTTTGCCACCATGTTGATTACGGGCGTCCAAGCGGATATCAATGCAACACTCCTAACAGTTATGTATACTAGCAACTCAGGATATACAGGTGCGGATACCTTAACGATGACCAGTACCAACGCCACCAATAATACCGATACTGACACCGTGGGCATTGCGGTTGTGCCTGCAGCGAGCGCCTCGGACTATGATGTGGTGACACTCGCAGAAGCACCCATTCATCGACGGAGGGTGACCTAATGCCAGTCGGCATTAAAATGTTAGGGCAGTTGCGACCTGCGGATACGACCGCCGCCACACTCTACACCAAGGCCCAAGACTCCAAGGTATGGCTGGATCAGTTGTTTGTGTGTAATACCACCGCCGGCGCCATTGCGTGCCGGGTCTGTGTGGATGAAGATGGCAGTACCTATGATGAAACGACCGCGCTCTATTGGGATAAATCCGTGGGAGCCAATGATACGTTGGTGGTGGATCTACATGCGTACCTGGAGACCGATACAGGGTCCGTGGGCGTTCGCACCGCCACAGGCGATGCCTTGAATTTCACCCTCTTTGGAGAGGAGCTGTTCTAATGGCCGTCACTGAACAATTTACGACCTTCAATGATCTATATATCGGCGTCTTGAACGCCGTGCGGTCTCAAACCTCTCAAGCCTCGACGGTCTCGCAAGCCAAGCGAGCGGTCAATGTGGCCCTGCAAGACATGCACTTGGGGCAAGATTATCATTTTTACTGGGCTGAACGTGACGCCGATTTATTAATTAATGCCCCCTATACCACAGGCACGGTGACCACCACGGCGGGAGATACCACCGTCACAGGCTCAGGGACCGCCTGGGCTACCGATAATGCCTATGGCGTCCAAAACGTGCGGAGCGGCACCAAGATGAAGTTCCCTGGCTCGGAAGTGGTCTATCGTGTGGATTCGGTGTCCAGCGATACGATCTTGATTCTCCGGACGGCGTTTATCGGCACCGCGCTCTCAGCATCCACCTACACTGCCTTTGATGATGAATATGAATTGGCGAGTGACTATTTGCGTCCGGTGGATCTGCGCTTCTTTGATGACAATCGAGAGATTGTCTTGGTTGATCGGCGCCAACTCAAACGCCGGGTGCCCCGTAATTCTGTCTTGGGTCGGCCCCGCTTAGCTACACAGATTGAACTGGGGCCGTCTGCCAATGTGTCGCTCCGCCCACGGATTGTCCTCTCGCCGCCACCGGACCAAGTGTACATCTTGCCGTATAGTTACATTACTAATCAGTTAGTGGTCGGGACGACAGGGACCACCAAGGTCAATTTTGACTTGGATACAGATGAGCCGATCATTCCGCTTCGCTACCGTCATGCGCTCTACTACTATGCCTTAAAGATTTTTTACGAGCATAAAGATGATGTGCGGCGTGCGGAAGCTGATGCCGCCTATAAAGAAATTATGTTACGGACACTCAATGATACGACTACAGGGGACCGTCGGATGCGGATTGAACCCCAGGTGGGGCATTATACCATCCGTGCGGAAAACCCCTATTCCGGACGTGGAGCATTTCGGCGGTTTGATGTGAATAACGCCTTTGATCGGATGGAATAATGCCGCAACGTCAAACGCAACATATTACGCACCGATTTGCGGGTGGCTGGGCGCCGGATTTTGGTCCGCTGGTCAGTGGACTACCCTCACAAACCAGCGAGATTGTCATTCCTTATGTCTTGGAGGCGGAAAATGTGGCCTGGACCCTCGATGGAGGTGTCCGCAAGATTGGGGGTACGACCACGCTCGGGGATCAAATGGAGAGTGGGTCGTTTGCTATTCGTGGCCTCTATGATTATTGGCGCATTGGAACCGCAGGGTCGGCCACGCGTCGGAAGGTCTGTCATGTGGGCACGAAGATCCTTGAAGACAATGATACCAGTGTGTGGGGTAAGGGTGGCGATACCGGGCAGAGTTTATTTTCTGGGCTGGATTCCGGCAAGCATCCCAATTACAGCACCTTTGCAGACTTATTAATTCTGACGAGTGATTCCACATCCGATGTCCCGAAGTCCTGGGACCAGACGACCGCCCAAGATTTGCAAGGTGGGCCTCCGAATTTCAGTTTTAGTACTGAGCACAAGAACCGCCAATGGGCCGCAGGGAATGCCGCCTTTCCCTCTCGACTCTATTATTGTGCGGCCGATGACCCTGAAGATTGGACCGGCGCGGGATCGGGATTTATTGATATTTCCCCTGGCGATGGTGATGAGATTCGTGGCATTGCCAGCTTCAAAGATGATTTGTGGGTCATGAAAGGCCCCTATAAAGGCTCCATTCATCGAATTATTGGATCCACACCGTCAGATTTCCAGCGAAAAACTTTCGTAAAGGGCTTGGCGTGTGTCGGCCACAGCACCATTACCCAGTTTCAAGATGATCTGGTCTTCATGACACCTTCAGGGTCGATCCGATCATTAAAAGCTACTGCGGCTTTTGGCGATTTTAACGATGCCGCCCTCACAGCTCCCATTAATGATTGGCTCGTGACGAACCTGAATAAGTCTGTACTCAAGAGTGCCTGGGTGGTGAATGATGCCGCCAAGAGTCGGCTCTATGCGGCAGTCCCCACCGCCGCCAGCACCACTAATGATACGATGCTCTGCTATGACTATCAGTTTGCTCAGATCCAGCAACCCAATCGGTGGTCACGTATTACGTCATGGGATGGGCATAGCTTGGCGACATTCATTTCCTCTGGGGATCCCCAGCTCATGCTTGGCGGAGCTGACGGGTATGCTAGAACCGCTGACGTGAATGCGCGATCTATTGATGGGACAGGAACCATCCGATCATTTGTCCACACGCCGCATCTGAATTATGGCAGCTCGTCACGATTTAAAACGATCACTGAGGTAGGGATGACTCTCAGTCCCAAGGGCAAAGATACGGTTGAATTTATTTGGGACAGGGATAGTCAATATGAAAATTCCGTCAGCCTCGACCAGGGCGGGGGTGGTGTGGAACTAGGGGATGCGTCCGCTCCGGATGCGGCGGACTTTATGCTCGACCAAAGTGAATTAGGGGGACTGACCTTTACCGAAGTGTATGCGGACCTGGAAGAAGGCGGCGATTTTCGGTGGATTCAATATCGGTTTCGGCAAGAAATTAATGGCGATGACTTACATCTTCATGCCTTTTCGGTTGGCTTACAATTTGATGCCTTTGGGACGGAGTAACGATTATGGCACTTGCACGCGTGAAAACATGGGTCAAGGAAACACTGACCTTCCAAGATCTGAACGCAGAATTTAATAATATCCTTAATAATGCCACCTCTTTAATTTCACCTATGACGGGCTCGTTGGATTTGGATGGGAACTCACTTGTGCTTGACAGTGATGGCGATACCGCTATCGTTAATTCCACAGGGAATACGGTGCAATTCCAGGTTGGCGGTGCGGTCAGCTATATCATGACGACGACCGCGTTGGATTTGACCGGCAAGCAACTCGTCTTTGATGACGACAATGACACGTACCTCTCTGCCGCCGTTGACGACACGTTGGTCTTTACGATTGGGGGTGCCACCACGTACACCGCCTCTGCGACGATCTTTGACTTTAATGCGCTCCGGCTGGACCTCGATGCCGATAATGACACCAGCGTACGGGCCAGTACGGACGATACCATTGTCCTCGAAGTGGGGGGGAGTGATATCTACACCATCACCGCGACCACTTTCGATTTTAATGGGACCGAACTGATTTTAGACGCCGATGGGGACAGTTCCTTGACCGTCGATACGGATGATGTGGCGCATCTCAAGCTTCAGGGGATTGACGCCTTCATCTTTGATGGCGATGTCGCTAGTCCCGTCAATGGCTTAACATTCACCGCAACTGCAACAGGTGTGGGTGTCCCTATTGCCGCACAAGGGACCGACACGAACATCGACTTACTTCTGGTCCCGAAAGGGAGTGGCGTGGTAGATCTCAATGGCGTGGAATTGGTCTTAGATACCGACGCTGATAGTTCCCTGACAGTTGATACGGATGATGTGCTTCACATGAAACTGCAAGGGATTGACGCCTTCATCTTTGATGGGAACGTAGCCAGCCCCGTCAATGGCTTAACCTTTACATCCTCTGCCACTGGTACCGATCCAGACATCACCGCACAAGGCTCAGATACCAATATTGGCATCAACCTCGTCCCGAAAGGCTCAGGCACGGTACAAACGGGCGGCAATAACGTCCATCATGTGGGCGAGGATTTCACGTCCACGGCCCAGACACTCTCGGGCTCAGGTGAAGCTATTAGTGTGGCACATGGCTTAAGTGCTAGGCCCACCCTCTGTTGGGCAACCCTCGTGTGTACCACAACCGAACATGGCTATGCGGTGGGAGAAGAAGTCTATGCCAGTTGGAATAACAGTACTAGTGCCGCGAATGGGATGGTCGTCTCGTCAACAGCCACGAATGTCATTGCTAATGTGGCCGCCAGTGGTGCTTTTGTCGTATCAAAGACCTCAGATGATACTGCGGCCATTACTGAGGCGAATTGGGAGCTGTATTTACACGCACGCTTATGAACTTAACACCGGAATACTTACTGCAAATCATCGGCAAGCAGCATGTGCTGATTGAAGCATTGCAAGCCCAATTGAAAGGCTACCAGGATGCCGAGCGACAACACGAGCGAGCTCGCTGTCAACCGCCCGCCTGGGCGCAAAAGACGGCTGAAACGCGTCAGACCTGACCTGACCCATTGGCCACAGCCATGGGAGTTTACGGTACGGGGGGCCGTCGATGCTGAAGGTGAAGCCATCCATGAGCTGGTTGATACCATGACACGTCAGTATGGGTGGACGCTCCCCGCGTGTGATTGGTCTCGTGTGGCTCCTTTTTGGTATGTCGCTGACGTAGGTGGTGTTTTAGTGGGCGCTGTGCAATTATGTATTGGTCGTCCCATTTGTCGATTGGAGCTCTTAGCCGTGCGACCGACACTCTCGAAAACCAAGCAAGCCAAAATTGTCAAAGCCTTGTTATACCATGCGTTTGCCGCAGCACGGCTTGACGGCGCAGCCTTAGTGTGTGCACTCATTTCAGCAAAGGACGATCACTTTAGCCGTGTCATTGAACGCTGGGGGGCGAAGTTTGCCGTGACCGGGAAGATGTTTTTTTATCCCCTAATAACACAGGAGTAGGCGTATGGGTGGTGATTTTTTTGGTGGAGGCAATGCCGTTGAAGGGCTGTCGCCTAAAACATCTGAACGGCAACAGCGACTCAATGAAAGTGTGTCACGATTAGGGACACAAGGCGCACTCGACCAGACAGCATTGTTTAACTTTTTGGTGGGCGGTGGAGAATTTACGCCAGGGTTCGTTCATAATAGCGGGCAACCCATTTTTGGAAATTTCCAGTCCCAACCCACTGGCCCCGCCTTTAATGTCATCAATACAGGTATTCAAGGTGAGCAAGGGCTTTCGACAGCACGCCAACAAATTGCCCAGCAACTACTCAATCAAGCGCAGGGCTCGCTGGTACCTGCCAACGAATTCCAACTTGATACGTTAGGGCAAGCTGGCGCCAGTTTGCAAGCGCAGGGGGGGCTGTTAGGGAGTGAACTGGGTACCTTCTTTCAAAATCGTGGCCTTGATCAGCAAGCCACCAATCAGCTCCAACAATTTTTTGAATCTGGCGGGGCACCAAGTGATGTGCAACAAAATCTTATTGGTGATATTTTCGACGCCCAACGACAGGTGGGGCAGAGTAATCTTCAACAACAATTTGGACAGGCTTTACGCGACTTACAAGACCAAGCCACCACCCGTGGCTTACGTTTTGGCGATACACCCATTCAAGATCGTGGTGGCCTATTAACACAAGAATTTATTCGGAATGCTGCCAACCTTGAAACAGCACTAGGCGGGCAAGAAGCGTCGGCGTTACTTGACCAGCCATTTCGTCAAGCAGGCCTCGCAGGCACCACTTCTGGGCAAGCTCAAGGGCAAATGCTTGATATTTTAAATGCGTTTACCACATCCATAGGCCGTGGATTTGATGTCAACAATCAACTGCAAGCCCAGAATCAATTTGGGTTACAATTTTCCCCCGCCACCGCATCAGGGGCTCCCTTACAAAACTTAGCTGGGCTGTTAGGTTCTGGTGGCTTCACTCAAAATATCCCCAGCTTTTCCCCCATCCCTGTGGCACAACAGCCGTCTTTTAGTCGAACATTTGGACAAAGCTTTGCTGGAGCTTTTGGTGGAGGCTTGGGTTCTGGGGCAGCTAGTGGAGTCAACCAAGGCTTAAGTGGAGGTATTGCCAATAATGGCGGACAACCAGGGTTTACCACATCAACCACACAATCGCTTGCAGGAAGTGCAGGTGGTGGCGGCGGCGGCGGGAGCTTTGCTGGCCTGGCTGCGGCCTTCTCACATCCACGCTTCAAGGAGAATATTATCCACATTCCTGATGAGTGGGGCCTTGAAGCGGTGCGGGAAATTCCCATTTATCGGTGGCAATATAAAGAAGGGGATGATGCTACCTATACCACAGGGATGACGACGGACATGCCGGAGGCTATCATTGCTGGGAACAAAGATGAACGTAATGCCTACCATATTATGAGTTATATCGGGATGTTAACAGCGGCCATTCGTGCCCTGGATAACAGACTCGAAGCACTGACATCCGCAGTAGAGGAGGGCACCTGATGCCACTCTCTGAAGAACAACGCAAGCTCCTTGCCGGGACACGCAATGTCCAAGAGCAGCAAATTCGAGCACAACAGCAAGCGAATCTTGCCCAACAAGCACCCCCTCTTTTTGCTCATGACTTACGTGGAGCGGGGCCGAATTTTCCACCATCGTTAGCTAACCGCATTGCACAGTTAGAGCAAGCACAGACAAGTGCAGCGCAAGGGGTAACCCCCACACGACGCGCTGGGACACGCCCGCCGACGTTCTTTGGGGAAAGTACTCCGATTCTTCCAGAACAGACATTTAATGCTCCCATTGGGCCGACACCAGCCCCAGCCCCCGGGACAGCCCCGCAACCACCACAAGAAGGCGGGAAATCGCTCTTGCCACGCATCTTTGAAAACTTCCTCGCAGGATTTAGCGGGCAAACCCCGGAAGGTATTCGGGCCAACCGCGCCAAATCGCAACTGATCCAAATGAAAGCTCGTGATGCCGCGAGACAACAGCAAGCCCAAGCTAATGTCCCAAGTTTTTTGAAGAAGGCTGATGCCCTTGCCCCTTTTATTAAAGATGCCTTCGCCGATGAAAAAGCGCAAGCAAAGATTAATGGGGACACGCCCCCCGATCGCCCGACCGAAGCCACATTGCGAGCTGCCGTTGGTCGCTACCAGAATTTTTATCGTGATGTGCCTGGTCGAAATTTTACGTCACTTGACTACGACACGCTGGCCATGACCGAACGTGGTCGAAGTTATTTACTGGAAAAAAATATCCTCCCCCCGAAAGTTTTGGATGCGGTCGTCACTGCAAGAGAGAAGGAATTGGACCGTGTTCGCGCTCAAGCTATTGCTGACTCACAGCGTATGCTTTCAGGTGGAGAACTCAGCCAACTCCCTGAAGGGATTCAGCAACAAATTGGCAGAGTAGCGGGCGTCCCCCTTCAACAAATCCCTGTTCCCGGTCAACCTGCCACGACTCAGCCTGCACCTTCGGCGCAACCCTCTCGCCAGCCTCCTCAACCGCCGCCTAGTTTCGGGGGAGCTTCACCTACTCCCCCGCCTGCCCTGGCCCCCACATCGCAGACACAGATTGCGCCACCCATTGGGACGGCGCCACCGACAAACGGCTTGTCCGGTGTAGCTGCGCGGGTACCGAATACGGCAGCAGTTGGTCCAGGCGAAGAAGTCCGTGGCTTAGATCTAGCGAGAAATGTCCCAGCCGCGCCGCCTTCCACACGCCCTGGTGGGTTGGATATTCCTCAAGGGGGACTCAGCTTGGCACAGCGAACACTGGCCAATCAATTTTTACAAGCACGGATTGCCGCACAAGCCAAGCAAGTTGCAAAAGCAAAAGAGCCTGAAGAAATCTTGACAGGAGAAGAAGCTAACCGTGAAATCAGACGGCGGTTTGGACCACAACTTAATGACCCCTCTGGGTTTAGTTTGTTTGATCCAGATGAGACAGTAACTCGCAAAAACCTTGAAAGTACCTCTGATGAATTTGGGAAGACGTTGCGGGCAACACAGACCCAAGAGGGGCAAAACTTTCGACAAGATCGAAAATTTCAGCAACGTGATAAAGAGCAGGCAACGCGGGCCAATCTTTCACGGGAATTAGCTGCAACAAAAAATGAGAACATTCAAGCCTTCCTTGAGAAGAAGGGGGAACTCAAGCAAACCCTTCAACGCAATGCTCAGGAATTTACATTAAAACGTGACCAACGGCGATTCACACAACAGGAGCAGCGCGACCTCTTTAAAGCCAATGCTCGCATTGAGCAAATGCGTGAACAATTACAGACACAAGCCGGGATTACCTTTACACGCGATGCTATTAACAATGATGCCGAGTCAGCTATCAAGTTTGGCTTAGAAGCCTCACGGCAAGCCGGCGCCACCGTGCGTGGTGTCTTGGGTGATTTATTGCAAAATAATCCACGACT